GTGCAACTGGTGTATTTGAAACTGGTCCTGTGGCTGCAAATGATGAAGTGGCAATAGCTGTAAGTTTTGCTGGATCTGTCGTTGAAACTTACATAGTTTCAACAACTGAAGGTAAAGTTGATGGTGATGGAAACAACATCTTCATCGAACACATAATTAATAATAAGTCTAAGTTGATTCTTGCTGATAACACAAATGTTACAAATGGTACAGCAACTGTCACTTTTGCTGACGGTGTCGACTCTGGTGTTGGTGAAGACGACTACAAAGCTGGTTGGGACATTCTTGCTCCTGCTGATGATGTGGACGTTAATATACTAATTGCTGGTGGAGTTACTGAAGAGCCTGCTGCGGTTGCATATGCTGTACAAAAGTACATGGTTGAAACTGTTGCTGAGGTTCGTAAAGATTGTATGGCAGTTTGTTCGCCTGCTAAAGAAGACGTGGTTAACGTTGGTGGTGCATCTACTGCTGTTGCAAATGTTATTGCTTCACGTGCTGCTGTTTCATTCAATGTAGCATCTTCATATGGAACAATGGATGCAAGTTACAAATATACATATGACAAGTATAATGACACATATCGTTGGATTGGTTTTTCTGGTGATGTTGCTGGTTTGATGGCATTTACTGATTCTGCACGTGATGCTTGGTGGTCACCTGCTGGTTTGAACAGAGGTAAGATTAAGTCGGTTGTTAAACTTGCTTATAATCCTACTCTTGCTCATCGTGACCAGTTGTATAAACTACCTACTGGCATAAACCCAATTGTATCGTTCCCTGGACAGGGCACAGTATTATGGGGCGACAGAACATTGCTAACACAACCATCTGCGTTTGATAGGATTAATGTTCGTAGATTGTTTATTATTCTTGAAAAAGCAATTGCAATATCTGCTAAATACTTCTTGTTTGAATTTAACAATGTATATACTCGTAGAAACTTCGTGAATATGGTTAATCCATATCTTGCGGGAATCAAAGCAAAACAGGGTATGTATGACTTTTATGTTCAATGTGATGAAACAAATAATACTCCCGAAGTAATTGACGGAAATCAATTTGTCGCAAGTATGTTTATTAAACCTAGTCGTTCAATTAACTTCATAACTTTGAACTTTGTTGCAACTAAAACGGGCGTTGACTTCTCTGAAGTTATCGGCCAAGTATAAGGGAGAATAAGATATGAATATAAATGATTTTCAAACGCAAATTGCTGGGCAAGATTATGCCAGACAGAACCTTTTTGAGGTGTCTATCGATGGTATAACTGACATAAGGTTAGTCTGTAAGGCTGCTTCATTACCCTCGGCGCAAATTGGTTTGATTGAAGTTCCTTACCAGAATCGTAAGATTAAGGTTCCTGGTGACAGAACGTTCATCGACTGGAGTATAACAATCATCAATGATGAAAATTATGGTCAAAGAGAAGCATTAATCGGATGGCAGTCACAAATGGCTGGCTTTGAGGAGTTTGGGGGAGATTCTAAGTCTCCAAGTGACTTTCATAGAGTTCTGACCGTTCAACCATTAGACCGTGCTGGCCTTACTGCATCTCAACATGCCGTAGAGTTAACGGGATGGCCTTCAGAAATTGGTGCTATTGATTTGTCTTGGGAAAGTACTGACGCAATACAGGAATACACTGTAAACTTCAGTATCTCTTGGGATAATGCTGGTATGGGTTCTGGTACGGCTGCTGCTTCTGGTGGCAATCCACACTGGGATCTAGCTGGGTAATTAACCGTTATAAATATTGGTAACAATATTAAACGGTTAGGGTAATTATGGAACTTTTTGGTTATAAAGTCGAGAGGAAGATTGGGTCTTCCGTGGTGGATAAAGGAGCAGGTTCGTTCGTTCCACCTGACTTGAATGATGGTTCTACCGTAGTTGACGGAGGAGGGATAAACGCCTTCTCCGTCGATTTCGACTTTTCATTCAAAAATCAAAAAGAATTAATTATCAAATACAGGTCGACAGCACAGAATCCTGAAGCGGAACTTGCTATTGATGATGTTGTTAACGAAGCAATTGTACTAGACCCGTACAAGAATGCTGTTGATATACATTTAGACAAATTAGATACTATAAACGTATCAAAGAACATTAAAAAGGTCATTGCTGATGAATTCAATGTTATCACAAAGAAACTTGAATTCAACAACTCTGGACCAGACATCTTTAGGAGATGGTACGTTGATGGAGCACTTCATTATCATATCATTTTTGATAAAGATAACCTGAAGAAAGGTATTAAAGAATTGCGTTATATTGACGCACTTGATATTAAAAAGGTTAAAGAAGTAATAAAAGATAGAAATAAAGACGGTGTCGAGGTTGTTGTCGGTGTAGATGAATACTGGATGTATTCAAAAGAAGGTATGCGTGGGAGACAAACTCTAAAGGTTGCTCCTGAAGCAATTGCAACTGCAGATAGTGGTTTGGTAGATACTGAAAAGGAAGTTGTTCTTTCATATCTACATAAAGCAATGAAACCTATTAACCAATTGCGTATGTTAGAGGATGCAATGGTTATTTATCGAATTACTCGTGCACCAGAAAGACGTGTATTTTATATTGACGTTGGTAACTTGCCGAAAACAAAGGCAGAGCAATACCTACGAAACATCATGAACAAGTTTAAAAACAAAATGGTTTATGATGCTTCAACTGGTCAAGTAAAAGACGGAAAGAATACAATGTCGATGATGGAAGATTTTTGGTTGCCACGTAAAGAGGGTGGCCGAGGAACTGAAGTGACGACACTACCAGGCGGACAGAACCTTGGTGATATGGAAGATGTGATGTATTTTCAGAAGAAAGTATATCAAAGTCTACATGTACCAGCGTCACGCATGGAAACAGACAATTCATGGGGTTTCAGTAAGACAGGTGAAATCTCTAGAGATGAAATTAAATTTACTAAATTCGTCTCAAAGTTGAGAAAACGTTTCTCTGACTTGTTATATTCATTGTTGAGAACTCAACTTCTCGCAAAGGGCATTATAAGTAATGGTGATTGGAACGGTTATAAAGAGAATATAGATTTTATTTTCGCAGATGATGGTTACTTTAGTGAAATAAAGAAACTTGAAATGATGAACCAAAGATTAGAGATGTTGGATACTATAACCAACGGAGAAATGATTGGTCGTTATTATTCAATTGAATGGGTTAGAAAGAACATTCTTATGCAATCTGACGAAGAAATCGATGCCATGGATAAGTTGATGGCGAAAGAAAAAGAAGATACACCAACAGATGATGATGGTTTATCGACTGATGTTTATTAAGGAGAATATAAATGGCGAGTAATTTAGAAAAAATGATTAAGTTTTCCAGAGAAAGAAAAGCTGCGGACTTCAAAAAGGTATTTACTGGTGAGTTGATGACACGAATGTCTGACAAATTAGGTGGGATGAAACAAAGTCTTGCTAAAACCATGTTCAACCAAACAGTGACAGAACCTGTTGCTGAGACAGAAGAACCAGTTGAAACGACAGCTGAAAAATAATTTAAGGAGGATTCAGTCATGAGTTTGGAGTTGAAATCGTTTAAAGAAATTAGAGAAGAAATCGAGGATGATGAAATCCACGTATTCACTGAAGAAGATTGGAATGCCCTGACTGAAGAAGAAAAAGAAGACTTCCTTGATATTGAAGAATCAGTAGAAGGTACTTTTGAAGCCGAGAATGGTGATATTTATTGGATTATTGGTGGTGAAGAATATATCCACGTAGATGGTTCTGGATTAATCAGTGTTGATTTTGATGTTACTGAGGCAAATAAAATTGACAGAATGGTTGTCACAAAAGCAGACAAGAGAGCAAATACTACTGCTTGGAAAAACTATAAGAAAGGTGACAAGAGATATACTTGCAACTTCGAAGAAGTAGATGATGGAGTCATTGACTATGCCGAAGACTTCCGTGCACTAGAAGAAGTTAGGATAGGAAAACCTATAAAGGGCAAGTTGGGCAAAACATATCCTGTAATGGATGCCAGTCAGAAGAAGAAAATTATAAAGATTGCCAATAAACATTCTGGTAATATGAAACAAGCAGTAAAAGAAATTGAAAGAATTAGAAAAGGTCTAACAGATAATCCCGATGTAATAGATATTCTTCGCATGGCAAATGAAGATACTGATAGAAGTGAACCAGGAACACAGGGTGATGAAGGTGATTATCAAAAGAAACGAAAAGAAATTGCTGCGAAATTTGGTGTTAAATCTTGTTCTCAATTAGACGGAGAAGAGAAGAAAGCATGTTATGCTGCACTGGATGCTGCCCATGTTTCAGATGATGAAGAGGGTGATCCAGTAGGAAAGAACGAAGATTTAGACGAAGCAAGTAAATATAAAGGTCGTAGTCGTAGACAAGTTCACAAAACGATGATATTTAAACGTCGTAATAGAGCAAAAGATCGTCAGAAGAAACTGAAGATGAAGGTGAAGCGACGTAAATCTACTTGGAAAATTAAACGTAAAAGGAATGAAATCAGACGACATAAAAAGTTTGGAGGTGGTGACCGTAGTGGTAGAAGTGGTAAAATCGGTGCAGCTCGTAAACGTCGTGGTGGACGTTCCATTACTGCAAAGGGGTAAACAGATATGAGACTTATATCAGAAATCAATGACCAAGTGAACTTTATCACAGAGGGGAAGAAAGGCAAGGACATGTATATTGAGGGAGTCTTTCTTCAAGCAGAAGTAAAAAATCGCAATGGGAGAATTTACCCAGACCGTATAATGGAAAAGGAAGTTAATCGTTACAGTAAATCATATATTGATAAGAAACGTGCCTTCGGAGAATTAGGTCATCCTGATGGTCCAACCATTAACTTAGACCGTGTGTCACATATAATCGAATCTTTAAAGAAGGATGGGACAAACTATGTCGGCAAAGCAAAAATTACTGATACTCCTCACGGAAATATCGTAAAGGGTTTAATCAACGCAGGTGCTCAACTTGGTGTTTCATCAAGAGGCATGGGAACGTTGAAGGCAAATAAAGCAGGTATCCAAGAAGTACAAAGTGACTTCTATCTTGCAACTGCCGCAGATATTGTCGCAGATCCCTCTGCTCCTGATGCCTTTGTAAATGGTATCATGGAAGGTAAAGAATGGGTATGGGCAAACGGAGTTATCAAGGAGCATGAGATTGCAAATATGAAGAAAAGCATTGGATCTACGTCAAAAAACAAACTAACTGGTTTGGAAGCTCGTATTTTCAACGAATTTATCAATAAATTGTAATATTTTGTTGTTTGTTAAAAACATTAGTTTTATAAATAATAGTAATTAGAAATAATAAAACTAATTTAGATTATAATCAAATTATTAGGAGAACCTAGATGAAGTTAAAAACAGAGACTGGCGAAGAGTTA